GGAGTAATTTCTGTTTCGTTTCTTGCGTTCGTAAGTGTATGAGTAAGTAAAGATTGAGATTGAAGTATGACTTCCATTTGTGAAGGAAAATTACGAAACTTAATTAAAGCAGATATACAAGCGATTATACTACTTAAAGCAATTGGAACAAGGGCAACTATATTATTATTCCACGCCATTTGTATTTTAACACTTTCAAACATTCCTGTTGCTAAACTTAATACAATTACACATTTATTCCAACTATCGCTGTCTGTTTTAAGTTGTTCGTGTGCTAAACTTAAGGCATCTCTTCTGCTTCGTAGGTCGTTAATAATCATACTCAACGAGGTCTTTTCCATAATATATACCAACCTTTTTTTTAAAAGGTTGAACCAAAAACACCGAAAAAGGATTTTTAAAACCTTGGTTTTAGGCATTTTCTAATGCTGTAAGACGACTTAAAATATCTGTTAAAGTTGTTTGTAATCCGTCCGTCCTCGCAATCGTTAAACTTCCGTCAGTAATGGTTGCTTGTTTCCCTACCTCTAAATCAAATATGTCGCTTGTGTGAGTTACGGTTAATTCTTCTAAATCGATTATAGATTGTGATTGACTTGAACTTTGTGATGTTTGTTCTGTTTGAGTTGCGGTTAGTATTACAATTTCGTCTTCTACCTCTCGCACTCTAGTTTGAACTAAAGAATCTACATAAAATCTTGAAGTTAAATGTGAGTCTTGAATAGGAGTTGTATTAGTAACCGAAACAAAAGTTGCTTTTAAACTACCTTCAATTTCTTGATTTGCTGTAAAAACATTAGCATTATTAAGTCTTGAGGTTGTTTCCAAAGTATCTTCAATTTCGGTTATTTTTGTTTCTACATTAGTTGTTCCATATAATAAACTGGTTGAAGCAGTAATAGTTGGTGCTGTAATAGTACTACCTACTCTTCCTGTTATATTTCCTGAACCAATTGTTCCTGTTGTTATATCAACATTATCATTTAAGGTTGCTTGTTTTGTGCCTATTTCAGTAATTACATTCGTAGAACCAACGATTAAGTTTTCAGCGGTTACATCACCTGCTACTAATACATCACCATTCACATCTAAAAGAGCGGTTGGAGTGGTTGTTCCAATACCAACATTTCCGTTGGATAAAATAGTCATTCGTATATTTTCATCGGTTCTTGTTGTCGAAGCAATTGGATAAGTATCAAACACAATATTAGCACCTCTTAACCTAATTCGGTCAGCACCCGCAACGCCTTCCACATCATTACCTTTAAAAAGTAAAAGTTCGCTTTTTTCAATACCCACTTCATATATGCGGTTTTCAATGACAGTATTAAGATAAGTATTATCACCCAATGTTCCGCCAAAGAAAATACTTTTTGTAGTCGTATCACCCGTATTCTGTCCTACATATAAGTTTTTTTGTGCTACTATATCTCCATTATTTAAAATAGATAAAGGAGTGAGTAATAAAGACCCATCTACTGGTGATAATTTTTCAAAACTTAAAATCCCAATATTAGTACTCCCCCCTCCTGACCTAATTCTATACCAACCGCCATCTAAAGTAGTTAATACCTGTGCTCGTAGTATATTTTTAAGGTCAAGATAAGCATCATAGTTTAAACCAAGTCCTTCTACGGTTAATTCTCCTGTGCCCGTAGTATTTTTTGATATAATATTTGTAGCAGTAAGTATATCTAACGATAAACTGGTTGAGGTTGTAATAGTCGCTTGTTTTGCGTTTAATGCCGTTTGTAATCCGTTCGTCCTCGCAATCGTTAAACTTCCGTCAGTAATGGTTGCTTGTTTGGTTAAAATAGCCGCCGTATTGGCAGTTATATCATCCGTATGACTTTCGGTTAGTGTTTGTAGAGCAGTTGTTTTTAGTTCTTCTTCGTCTAACCTCGTATCCAACGATGTCAATTCAGTAATTACATTCGTAGAACCGACGACAAAGTTTTCAGCGGTTAAATCACCTGCTACTACTACATCACCAGTAATTTCAGTATAAGAGATTACAACTATCACTTGTGTGAAAGCAAAGGTATTATTTACAATATTTGAAATACTATTTACTCCAACAAAATCAGTATAAGTATCTATGGAAGGAAAGTCATAACGATAGACCAATAATGCTGTTGCTGTAATTACTGGCGTAGATGCTAATGGCGTTGTTAAGTTAGGGTCGTTTGTAGAGTTATATAATTCTATTCCAAGTCCTACTGCTGTTTGTAAAGTATCATTACTATCCCTGCTATAAAAAACGATTGCTTGTATATTATGTATAGATGTGGTTGGAATGTTTTTTATAATGAGAGCGGAATTAAGACCTTCCGAACCTGTGGATAAAGCACCAAGGTCCTCAAGACTATTGTTATGAGCAAGAGTGGAAGGAGTAGCAACATTTTGCGGACCAGTATCCGTATCTTTGTCTAACCAACTCGCAAAATAACTTGTTAAACCATTATCAGTCATAATATTCACACCGTTCACCCAACACTGAAGTTCTTTTACTCCTATTCTATCACTTCCTACACCTGAAACTCCTGTAGGTCGTCTTACTACAATTGTATCAAAATAAGTTTTTTTAGTTATGTTTCCATTTACTTCCAAATCTCCAGTCGTAAGTGAATTACATTCTAAATCCGTAGCAGAAGTAATCAGGTCTTGTTTGGTTAAAATATCTTCCGTATGACTTTCGGTTAGTGTTTGTAGGGCAGTTGTTTTTGGTTCTTCTGCGTCTAACCTCGTATCTAATGAAGTCAATTCAGTAATTACATTCGTAGAACCAACTACTAAATTACCTGTAAGGTTTATATTTCCTGTTTGTGTTATATTACCTTGGATTATTGTATCCACCAAACGTCTGTGTTCCTTGTGCTACTGGAAAACTTAAATAATTTTGGTCTAAATAGGCTTCATCAATCGTTGTTTCAGCGGTTGTTCCAAAGTTCGTAGGATTGAATATAGTTTGGTCTTGCGTAGGCGGGTTATAAATACTCATTATATATATACTTTTGAAAAAAAAAGTATAGCAAAACCTCAAAAGGGTGGTAGGGGTGTAACCCTTACATTTTTATATTCACTTATTGTATGCCTCCTAAAAAGAAAAAAGAAACGGTTTTAAAAGAAGATGCAGGGGCGATGACAAACTATTACGAAGTAATGCCTAAAAAGTTCATATTAGATACTCATAATCCTAATAAAAAAATACACGGAATTAATGTGCCGTTTAGAATATTGATTGTTGGAGGTAGTGGTGCTGGTAAAACTCAAACTTTACTTAACTTAATCAAAGTTATGAATGGAACATTTCAAAATATTCATATTATTACTAAAAACAAAGACGAACCGCTTTACAACTACATTCAAGATAAACTTGGAAAAGAAGGTCTTACCATTAGTGAAGGCGTTGCGTCTGCTCCTGATTTAGATACTTTTAATAAAAAAGAACAGTCCTTAATTGTTATGGATGACTTGGTGCTGGAAAAGAACCAAAAAACTTTGGAGCAATATTTCATTCGTGCGAGAAAACTTAATTGTAGTTTAGTCTATATATCACAATCTTATTATGGAGTGCCTAAAATGATTAGACAGAACTTAAACTACTTAATAATCAAGCGTCTAAACACAATACAAGATTTATTTAGGATTATGCGTGAATACTCACTTGGTATTGATAAAGCAAACTTACAAGACATATACGAAGACGCCGTGAATGAAAATAAGCAAGACTTCTTACTTGTGGATATTGACGCTGAGCCACAAGAACGATTTAGGAAAAACTGGAAGGTTTTAGGAATAACCTTATAATTCTAATTGAATATAATTAATTAAGGATGTTTTAATCGTATTACACCTTACAATTAGGAGTTTTTGCTAAACTTTTTTTAAAAGGTTAATATATAATGTTTTGTAGGTAATTTTAAATCACGAGATGACGAACGGATGAAAAAGACTTACGCAGATGAACCTCTTGAAAGTGATGGCGGAGAATGAGGAGGAAATTGAAAAGCGTGTAAAAGACTTTAAAAATCCATACGCTCCTAATCCTGTCCCGCCGCCTTTTAAGACCGCAGGTGAGCGTAGAGCAGAAGCAGTAGAAAACGAAAAGTTGGCGAGTGATAATTTAAGGTCTATTATTGAGTTTTCTGCGAACGAACTTTCAAGTGTTATTAGCACTATTCGTGAGAGCGACCTTGCGGACGCTATATTTACTTTCAATTCTTATTTTCCTCAAATCAAAACACGGATATTGAAAACTCTAAACCCCAAGTTGATTGATGCTAAATATTTAGGGAAGTTTATTGTGGATTTCTTGCGTGAAACTGTGAGAATTAATCCTCTACGAATGACGGATGAAGGTGTTATGATTTCAAGTAATTATGGTGATGTAATGGCTTTACTTGCCTCGCAAGAAGATGTGCTTAACTTTATAGATGTCTATGCTGAATTAGTTGAAATATTTGATAATTATTCGGAATCGGCGGATGATAAAGCAGTTGGTGTAATTTTAGAAGATTATAAAACTATGTTGGTTCAAATTTCAAAACTTCATTTAGATAAAGGTGTATTAGCAGAGTTAAAAAGCACACTTACACAAAACGAGTTAGAGTTTGGCTTCTGTTGAAATACAAAAATATTATAATAAACAAAAACTTATGGATAAGGATTTATTAGCAAGTTTTACAAGAGATATTAAAAGTTCAAAAAGTAGTATGGCTAAAGCAACTTCCATAGCAACGAAAATATTAAAACGAATTAAAAGTATTAATATTATTAACGCAAACAATAGTTTTAAAAACTTAAATAAAAAAATTGCGATTATTATGAGTCAAGATGATTTTAATACTATGGTTAAAGATGTAGCAGACCTCAGGACATTAGAGGAAAAAAATCCTTGGCGTCAAAACAAGCACAAGAAGGTGAAGGAGGACAAACCACACAACAAGCATTTCAAGCACAAACTACTGGAGGAGCGGAAGAAGAGGAAGACCTTATTAGTGCTATGTCCAGTGAAGAATTCGAGGAAGTATATCGTCAAATACCTGAATTACCTGAAATACCTGATTTACAATATATAAATGAAATGATGAGTAGTTTTAATGATACTGAAGTAATGGATATATTAGCAGGGATTTATGCTTTAAACTTAGATGATACAAAAGATAAAAAACTTTTAGAAGCACTTGATAAAACTACAGAGGCAATGGGACTTGTATCCTATAGAGATTATTTAGAAACAGTTAATACAGCAGCAGGAACTGATGCGACGACGGATGGTGATTTAAAGTCAATGCTACAAAACTTAATAACTATTATTATTGAAACAAAAAAAAATTTTATTAACTATAGACCTTCCTTAGGAAAATACGGAGGAGCAAAGTTTGCCTCTAAATTTATTCCAATTATCCAGCAGGTAAAAAAGGTTTTGGTATGGTAAAAAATCATCGTGTAATGAAACCTGCTGTAATGCCTAACAAACCTTTAAAGATAGGTAGAGGACAAATGAAAAAGGACGAACTCCAATTCCAAGTAGATTTAGAAAAGGCGAAGAAAAAACGAGGACAACCCAAAGCAATTACTGGAAAAGGTGTCTGTGTTGAAGTTCCTGAGGATACTTATAAAACTTTTGGTAAGCATATTATCCATTATCCACAATTGCGTGATATGAATACCTTGAATGTGAAGTATCCAAGCAAAAGTAAAAACTATGTCCCGAAGTTAGTGGTGTCCGCCTATTACAAAGATTTAATGATGGATTTACTTGAGCGAGGTAAGTATAGTGATACGCTATTAGACAAATTAGAAGAAAGTGAAAAAGAACATTTCCATAAAATTGTAAAAGGTGCTGGACTATTAGAGCAATTTAAATTAAAAACTCCTTCTAACGATAAAATTAAACAATCCGCCGAAAGGTTTAAAGTATTAAGAGGAAACTTTTTAGCAGGTAATAACTCCCCAACCTTAATTACTGAACTACGAAGTCTCATTTTAGCCTTTATGGAGCGAGACATAATCCAAAAGAAAGACGGCTATGAGATGTTGAGAGAACTTTCTTAACCTTTTAGAAAGGTTAAACCAAACTGATTTAAGTTGTTTTGCTATACTTTTTTTAAAAGTCTATATATATGGGTAAATCAATCATTCTTAACACAATCAACATAGAGGCAGGTTCTAACAACACAAAAATTAGTTTATAACTTCCCAAGCGGTGGTTATAACTTTAAAAACGACCAAATCGCATTACAATCGCTTTATCAATTTTTTAGTATTTTTAATATTACTTCCACCTACGCTAATAATTCTTTTACTTATACTTGGTTTGACGGAGTTGTATATAGCGTATCTATTCCAAACGGATACTACGAGTTGAGTGATTTAAACTCTTATTTCCAAAGTATTATGATTACGAATAAACACTATATGACGAATGCCGACGATAAGAATGTTTTTTTTTTAGAGTTTGTAGTGAATACCTCACGCTATGCCGTCCAAATTAATTCTTATCAATTAGACGAAACTATCCAAACCACTGGGAGTTATGTTTTACCTGCTGGAGCATCTTGGTCTGTTCCAACCACAACAACTCAATCTTTACTCAATATTACTGTTGTTGGGTTCGGTGAAGTTTTAGGATATTCTATTGGTTCGTATCCTTCCGCTCAATTAGGAGGAACGGAGATTTCCTTTTTAAGTAGTGTTGCTCCACAAGTAACGCCTTATAGTTCTATCGTCGTGTCTTGTAGTTTAGTAAATAACCGAGCCATTATTCCAAGTAATATTTTAACTTCCTACACGCCATTAGGAACTTCTATAGGTGGTTTGTTTAAGTATGAACCAAGTTATGTTGAGTTTGCTGATATTGAGGACGGACAATATACGCAATTTACAATCGAGTTTAGAGACCAACTTGGAAGAGCCATTATTATTCAAGACCCTAATATGTTAGTATCCCTTTACACGAAAAACAAACACCAAAGTTTTTAAGCAGAAACTGAGTTTCCGCACCTTCCTTTGCTGAAGGTTTGGTTCAACCTTTCTAAAAGGTTGATTGGTTTCTAATTTTTTTTCCAAAGTATATATATAATGAGAACTTACTATACGAAGCGTGTTAGTGGTCGTGGTATGTGTATGACGAGAACTAAAACTGGGTCAGGGTTTAAGCGAATGTTTAGAGACAAGCGAGAAGGTCTTGGAAAGGTAAAAGACCATATGGAGGAAAAACTTGAACCTTATAAAAAAATGGCTACGAGTGCTATGAAAAAGTTTAATACTTTAAGTTTAGACGAAAATATCAACAAACCTAAAAAATACATCTCCTTAAACTTTTAGCAAAAAAGGGTTTTTAGGGATTAGGTCCTAATTTTTTTTTCTAAACATAAAGTATAATGGATAATTTAGTTTTTGAAGAAAGCGTAAATACGGAAGTAGAGCAAAGTGAATTTATTGAAAAGAAGTGGGTGTATGTGAATGATAATAACTCGCAGAATTACTCGTCGCAAGTTGTAATTGATTCCACTCCTCTCGCTAATGCTGGTGGTTATGTAAATTGGAGCGAAGGCTATATCCTTATGCCTCTTGTCGCGGAACTAACTTCAAGCCAAAATATGGGGGCAGATGTTGATGCTGTTGAAGATGCTTTGGATAATAACTGCTGGGCGATGAAAAACGGATACTGGCAGATGCTAAACTCTATGTCTATTGAGTTCAATAACCAAACCATCGTTCAACAAACGCCTTTCCTTAATGTGTTCCGTAGTTTTAAGGCTCACACTACTTTATCGCAAGATGATTTAGTAAATCACGGAAACGATATTGGTTATGCTTTTGATAGTGCTGATAGTTGGGAGTGGAACGATGTTGGTGGTGTAAATAACTCTAAATCAGTCCCTCCTCATACTGATGTAGGAGCAGGTTTTTGGGATGTTTCTAAAATCAACGAAGGATTAAAACAACGATTTGACAATGTTTCTGTATGTAGTGATAGTGTAAGGGGGAAATCTAATGTAATTACGAATGCTACTCGCTCCGCACAATACCAAACGCATTTGAACTCATTTTCCACTGTGGCAGGAACTGCTAATGTAATCGCAAGTGTAGATGCCGTCTGGCATATTTACGCAAAACTACGCCTGAAAGATTTAAGTGTAGTATTTCGAAAAATGTCCTATGCTTAAAGGTTCTACTATGCGTTTCCTTATTAACACCAATCAAGTTCAAGTCAATTTTGCTGTAGCAACTGGTGTAGTAACTCCTTCAACTGTATCTGTATTGGGTGGTAATACTTGTCCCGTTCAACTTGGTTTTGGTGCGGGGGACGAACAATCTGTTTTAGCAGATGGTGCTTATGTTTTTACTTTGGATATTGTTAAATCACGCCAAGCCAGTGGTTCTCAATCAGGTTTGACTTCGTGCCGTCTATATGCCCCTGTTTATCGTTTTAATCCTATGGCAGAGCAACGCTATTTATCTCTATCGCCAACCAAGAAAATTGAGTATAATGATGTTTTCCAATATCAATTCAACGGAATTCAAGCAGGACAACCTTTCAACTTTTTAGTGTCTAATGGTATTGCTAATATCCAAAGTGTTTTGGTTGTTCCTTTTCTTTCAGGTCTTACTACGGATGATGGTAATGGAACTGCTGGTCGTAGAGGTGTTCTATCGCCTTTTTCGTCTGCTGGTGCTACGCCTGACCCTGTTCCTCTTTCTAACTTTAACATTCTTCTATCGGGTGTAAATCTTTTCCTCAACAACGAAGATTATGATTTTGAAGCCTTCGCTCACCAACTTCTATCCGCCAACCAACTCAACGGCAACTTGACTACTGGTCTAACGAGTGGTCTAATCGGTCGCAAGGAGTTCAACCACCTCTATCGCTATTACTATGGAAACGCCTCTCGTTCGCTTCCAAGTGAGGAAGGTATTAGCAAGTCCGTCCAAATCGTCGGTAAGAATACTTCCGCTAAAACGATTGACCTAATGGTGTTCGTAGAGTTTAAACGCTCTATGACGATTGACATTACTACGGGTGCTCGAATTGAGTAAATCAACCTTTTAGAAAGGTTGAACCAAACCTTCCTTTAAATCAACCTTTTAGAAAGGTTGAACCAAATTTAATATAAGTTATTTAGTAAATTATATTAAACTATTTTATTTGCGGGGTTCGGGTAAAGGAAGGTTTGGAAACCTTTGGTTTCTAATTTCATCCGCTCACAAGCAATATTAAAGTATTTTTTGTCTCGCTCTATTCCCACAAACTTTCTATTTAAGTTTTTACACGCTACGCCTGTTGAACCGCTTCCCATAGTCGCATCAAGCACTCTATCCCCTTCGTTAGAATAATACTTAATAACCCATTCTATTAAAGGCACAGGTTTTTTGTGTAGGGTGTTTTCCTCTTTCGCTTTTAAACTTCATTACAGAAGTAGGAAGTGGAGGGTCGTAGTGAGTATTTCCAATTAATTTTATGTACCTTTTTCTTTTAGGTATTTTTTAATATCATAGAGTTTTGTTCCTCCTAATCCCATACCATAGACTTTACTTCCGTAATTTTCTTCTTTTCTCCTAATGGTATTTCCACGCTTTCGTCGTATTTGTGTCTGTGATAAAGTTTATAATTATAAATAGGAGGTTTTTTGTAAAAGAAAAGTAAAAGTTCGTGTGACCTCATAGGTTGCTTACGAGCATTTAAAAAAGAACACGGCGTAGATTTTTCCCATATGATTTCATACTTAAACATTTTTGGATTACTATTGATAAGGCAGACCGCAAACTTCATAGTTGCTGATAAACAAATTAAAGCATTATCTACGCATACTCTATCTACTTCCTCCCAAAAATCTTTAAGGTCAATTAAACAATCCCATTTTAAATGAGTTGTGTTATTAGCATATGGTAAATCTGTAAAAATAAGCGTAATAGATTTACTTTCAAGTTTTTTCATTTCCTCAATACAATCTCCGTTTTTAAGAATTAGTTCCATTTATATATAATAAGTTTAAAAGTTTAGGAAATAAACTTACTTTATTTTGTTGTTTATTTTTTATCTTTTCTTATATTATAATGATTGTTCCGCACCAGCTTAACTTAACGAAAGCACAAATAGCAAAAATTAAAAAAGGTCTTCCTTTCCAGATTAAGTTTGATAATATGGGGAGTGATAAAGGTGATGTTGTAATTGGTTTAAAAGAACCAAACGCAAAAAAACTTATGTCTGCTTTTAAAAAAGGAAGTGGTGTTCGTATGCTTATGGACGAAGACGAAATGGATTACTCTATGAAAGAAGGACAAGGGTTTTTAAGTGGAATTAAAAAAGGTGTTAAAAAAGGTTTAAGTTCTGCTTCCAAAACAATTGAAAAAACCGCAAACAAAATTGCTAAACCTGTTAAGGGGGCTGTGAAAAAATATATCCCTGAAAAAGACCGAATGTTTTTTAAAAGCAGAGGCACAGAAATTAATTGATACTTCTGCTGAAAGTCTTGGGTCTATGGTTGCCGAAGCAACGGAAGACGAGCAATTAGGCGAAAATATTAAAACTCTATTAGTCAAACTGGCGATAATCTTTATCAGGTAAAAACTTATGATAGGACAAAAAATAACTCCTATTATGAAAAAAGCCATTAAGTTGTCTATAGATAAAATTGAAGACCCTCAATACAAAATGATTGCCAACTCTATTGTGAAAGAAGCAGGTAAAGGACTTTACGGCAAGGCGGGTGCTGGACTTACTGGGAAAGGTTTAAGCGGTAGGGGCGTTCATACGGGTGAAGGTTTAAGCGGTAGGGGTATTCATACGGGTGAAGGTATGTGTGGAGGTATGATGGGTGAAGGTTTAAGCGGAGGTGCTATGACTGACCGAAGATTTAGAAAACCACTCCTTGGAGGCGGTGCTCCACTAGGAGGTTTAGGAAAAATAATGGCGAAGGAAACAAAAAAGAAAACAGGGCGTTTTGTAAAAGGTAGTCAGGAAGCAAAGGATTATATGGCAAGTATTCGTGCAGGAAAAGGTATTTTTGATAAAGTAGGAAAGGCTTTTAAAAAAGGAGCAACCAACACTAAAACCACTTTATTCGGTAAGCGAATGGCGGACGAGATGGAGTTTATATTACCTGCGGTTGGAGGTATTATTGGAGGTGTTGGTGGAACTTATATGGGCGGTCCAGTTGGGTCTATGGCAGGTTCTACTGCTGGTTCTGCTGGTGGAAAGTTTTTAGCAAGTGATATGAAGAAACGAGGATTTGGTGTGAGGTCTAAATCCGCTCCAAGCGGTCGTAAAGGAATGCCTATTAAACCCGCAAGTGATTTAATGACTATGTCCCCTTATCAAGTTTTAACCTCTCCTGCGTTTAGTCCTTTCTATCCTACGAGTAGTTTCCAGAACGGCGGGAGTGGAGAACATAAGTGAAGATTTCCAAATCTTCGGCAAAGGGTGAAGAGTTTTATTTAGTTGTTTTTTGGTTCAACCTTTTTAAAAAAGGTTGGTATATTATAGTATGAGTTTAACTAATCACGACTTAACGAGATTAAGTAAAGAACTTAAATTACCTATTATAGGAGTGTTTAGTAAAGATGAGTTGTTTTTAGAAAAACCACAAGTAGGAACTTATCATATTAATATGAGTGATAGTGATAAGGCTGGGACACACTGGGTTGTGTTTAAAATATTCTGTGATGAAGATAGACCTGAAAACAAAGCAAGAGAAAAGAATAAAATATGTGAAGCAATTTACTTTGATAGTTTTGGTATGGATATGCCGAAGGAAGTGAAAACCTTTTTAAAACCTTTTAGACCTATTACTTGGAGCAATAGACATATACAAAATGTAAATAGTGAAGTATGTGGATGGTATAACTTACTTTTAGATTATGCCTTGGAACACCGCCAAGTAGGTAATTCTTATTTAGACGACTTTGAAAGGTTTGTTAATTCGTGGAGTAATAACACTACAGAGAATACTCAATTATTAAAAGAACGCTTTAAGAAAATTAAAACCTAATTTGTGGGGTGCTCCCCCCACACGAGAGATTTTAAGGAAGGTTTGGAAACCTTTGGTTTCTAACTAATTCGTCCAATTCTACAATTTAATTTAATATATATATATATAATGAATAAACCAAAAACCAAGCATTTTTAAGTATGTTACGACGGACGAGGAAGGAAGGCATTTCATTTACCCTGATAAGTTTTTAGCACTACTTAACGACGAAGACTTTAAAGACGATTTAATAAAAACAAAAATACAAGGACACCAATTTCCTAATAATCTTAAGCCATTAATCGTTTTAAAAAAAGGTCGAGGTGTAGGATATAATGTTATGAACTATGAAACCTCACCACCGAAAAATCCTACTTTGTTTTATACTCATCCGCAAAAGGAAGCCATTTACAAGTATAGGAAAAAAAAATGTCGCCAAGTATAATGATTACAACTTGAAACAATACCACAAGAATATGAACGATGAAGAATGGAGGGAAAATAGAAACGAAAAAGCAAAAGAATATAACTCTGCCTATCGTAAAAGAAAACGGGATTTAAAACCTAAAAAAGAAATAAAAATAAATCCTTTGAAAGGACTTGTTCCTCTTGGAAGACCTTTTGGAAGTTTTAAAGAACAGAACAAAACAAAGGAACAATACATTAAGGAGTTTGAAGTATTTAAAAACAAACACTTTGAAAAACTTAAAGCAAAGGATAAACTTAACGAAGAAAATACTATACTACTTGAAAAATACTTCAAGGACAAGGTCTCCGAACTTTTAACTAAAACCTAGGTTTTAGGGCGGTTAATTGTTTAGGCGGTTATTGATATAGTGCCATATTTATTTTTTGAAATAATTTTTGACCCCTGTTTGTCGTCGTTCTGTTTTTCGTAATTTTTATAATTTACTAAAAACTAAATCCATATCACCATTAGGAATCCTAAAACCTAGGTTTTAGATTATTTAATATATTCGTTTAAAACCATTTAAAAAAAATAATATCATATATATAATGAACGAAGACCTAAAAAAATCTATTGACTACCTAAAACTAAAACCGAATGGGAAATTAAATAACCCTGATGTATTATTAAATCTTGCTAAAAAATTAGACATTAAGACCGAGCGAAGATTTAGAGGCAAACTCATTTCAACCAGTGGCAAAGTTTGGATTAAAACCATTCAAGCAGAAATAATTGAAAAGGCTGTGTTGAAAAAAGAATAAGGAAATTAAAGAAGCCGAAACTTTAAAAAACTACTTACCTAAAAACAAAAAAGAGCGTAAAACTCGTGGATAGAGTTGGTGCGTATAGCAACTATCACTTAAATATTATTAACCCTGATAATGAGTTAAGTGTTCTACACGAAGAACTAATGGAGTTTATTGAAACACTCCCAGGTGCTTCTGTTGTGTTTTTGATTTTAATATTTAGGGAAATAGGCACAAATCGCCTACGCCATTACTCTGTTAGAGAATCGAACTTCGAAACTTTGGAAGAACTTGAAGAACATATTTACGATATATTTGATGGTGAAGTTGAGGGGAGTGATGCCGTCGATAAAAACAACTATGAACTAATTTATCAAGCGTTCGGTGTAAATACTTTTAGTGCTGTTGGTAATGGAGATGAGCGTTGTATGTTTTGGGAAACGGAAGACATACAAAGCAATGGTAATTGTGGAGATAAATGTTTAGAGTTTTGTGGATTTACTCCTACGATTAAAGTAAAAGATTTTGGAGTGATGGTAAAACTGATTGAAGATAATCATTTAAAAATTAGAGTGGTTAAAAACACTCCTTCGTTAGATTATGAATCCTATGTTGAAAAAAAGAAAGTTGTTCCTTTTACTTACGAAAAAATTACTCATTTTAATAAAAAACAAGTTGAAATTAAAAAGGCTTATATATTGAATAATTTAGATTACAACTATCAAGTAGTTCGTGTAAGCGACGACTTTGATTACACTATCATCTTCTGTGAAAACGGAAGACACTTTTCAGTTGCGAAAAATAATGTAATGACCCTTAAACCAAATGTTTTTATTGACCTTCAAGAGAGTATTATAGGTAATGACGAAGTTGGATTATTATACAAGTTTAACCAAATATGTTTTTACAACACCCCAAGCAATAAAGTTTCCATCACTACGAAATTACATTATGTTTTCTTTGACCTTGAAACTATTGTGGATTGGGATTATGCGAATTGTATGAAGCCATATTCTTTAAGTATTTGTTGCCTTGACGAAATACAATTAGAGCAATTAGAAAAATATGATAGAGCAAATGATAAAGAAGCGTGTGAAAGTATGCGTGAGCGATTTGCTAAAACTTGGATTGGATATGATTGTGTTGAGAACTTCTTACTTTGGATAGTTGAAAACCAATCTAATAAAAAGTTTAAGTTCGTAGGTTTCAATAACTCGAATTTTGATAATTTCTTTATTCTACAAACCCTTATGAAAGGTTTTGGAGTTGGTGATTTGTTTATCGAACTAAAAGAAAGTAATTTGTTTTTTAGTGGAAGTAGTTTGAATAACTTTTCTATCAACAAGCGACACTCCTTTTTTGATTTACGAAAACATCTTGTTGGAAGTCTTGCTAATAATTGTAAGTCTTTGGGGAGTTAATGTATGTTCTAAACTTGCTTTCAATCACAACGACGCTCAACAACTCTATGACGAAAATCCACAGAAACTTATTGATTGGTGTAATGAAAGTGATACACTAAAAAAATATAATGAGTTTGATACTATAAGCGTCGCAGTAATTTTACAAAAATATAAAATTGAATTAAACTCTATACCTTGTGTGAAGCGAGTATTAGATGAAGTTGGGGAAGAAAATGATATTACTGCGATTGGCACTATTGGCAGTCTAATCTATAAAGTATTTCAACGAGAGTGTACAGAGAATCAAATTACTTTTGGTATGTTAGACAGATTTAAATACGATGAATTACAGCGTTGTAAAATTGCTGGTAGAGTAGAAATGTTTAATGGCGTTCAACACATTAAGGAAAAATGTGCGTCCATAGATGTATGCTCTCTCTATCCTTATGTCCTTGCTGTGAAAGATGTCTATTACCCAAGTGGCGAAATTACGGAAGTAAAAGTTTTAAAGGATATGATGTAATTGGTTTTTATTGGGTTTCGTTTAATCAACTTGATTTAACAAGTAAGAACTTACCAAATATCTACGCAAGGAAAACTGGAGTCGCGAACGAATGGGATTACAAAGGAGAAATAAAACAATATTTGCTAAGCAATGTTATTCTTAAAATGTTTTTTGATTTTGGTGTAGAGTTTAAGTTTGACTCTCCTGTCGATTACGCAGGTTTTGTTTTTGAGAATAAAGTGAAGTCGTGTAATATGTTCCGTTTTTTATTGGAAATTATGAATAAGAAAAACGAGCAAGACTCTTTAAAATCAAGTAAGACACAAAAACATCTTTACAATTCTGCTTT